GTAAAAAGAACTTGATTTAAACTCTGTTGATATTCAGCACCAATAATTTCAATGGGTACATAATATGGAAAAGTGTCTACCGTTGAGGGTCTAGGCTCTACCGTGAAAGCGTAACCATCATCGGTACTTATATCAACAGCCGTAGGTTGTGAAAAATATCCATCATTTAAAAAATCTCTAGCTATGTTTCTTGATGAATTTGTAGTAATCCTATCTGAAATAGGACTTAATCCTGATTCATTAAAAACATTATTAACATCTCTTTCGTAGGTATACACATAGGAAACAGGAGAGTTATCAAAGTAATCATTAGGGCTGTCGCCCTTGGGTGTCAAACTACCGTTGTCTGTCCAACTAAGTGATCCAGAAGACACCCTTTGTAATCTTTTCATTGCCGTATAGGTATTCGCACGACCCCAAATGATATAGCCAACAGCATCCGTAACCATACTCCAAGAAAGTTTAATATTAGCCGTATCGTTTTGTGCAATAACAACATTTACAATATCAGAAGGAGCCGTGACTCCTTTGCCAAATTCAGCAGATACAGCGTAATAATAAGTTCCCTCGATTAATCCGCCTACATCAATAGCGACAGGTGGGCTCATCAACGGAACAATGCTTTTACCAGACGAGACAATGGGGGCTGTTTCGGGTCTGCTAGTTCCTAGGGGAACCTCGGTTCCTTCAATCATCTTTTGTGGGGCTAAGTCTCCGTCACCATCGTATCCAACACTATTAATGCTTTCAGTCCAATAGATGCGTTCAATACCATTAATAAAATCGGCTACATAATCACGCCAATTTTCTGAATAAATCCAACGACCACGAAAGTTAAATATCTTAGTCGTATCAGTATTAGCAACGATTTGATTAAATATAGGTTCTTTGAAGCAACGGGGAAACCCGCTACGAACATCAATGTTATCCATCACCGTGCCAAACTTGTCAGGTAGAACTGACTTATCGGCTATGACATTAACACCACCGCTGAAATCTAATCTGATTTGCTTTGTCATTGTGCAGAATTCACCGCAAAAATCATCCAATTCATACCCATAGGTGTATAGGTAAAATTCGTTCCAAAAGTGCTATCATTACCCTGATAAGAATATGATTTATAAGTACGAGACGAATATTGGTAAAATATGTTTATCCAGCTTTTGTTGGCAACGCTATTATCTACAATTTTAGAATTATATTGGTTTCTGTCTGATGCACTTAATCCCATAGACCCAATCCATATACAATCGGACTCTTGAGCCTCCCCGCCACTATCGGGATAGTAGGGCAAAGGTATTATAGGAAGGGCTGTTACACCAGCATCCCCCGTTGTACTTGCTGCGGGTGAACCCGTAGGGGAAAAATATCCATCACCCTTAGCACCGCTACCCGATTTTGCAATATTATTATTGGTTTGAGTTGAAGTGGTTGATGCCGCTATGGCTTGTGAAATCTTAGCCGAAATAACATCGTTGAAAGAGGCCACTTGCTGATTCACATAATTAACCGTAGCAATATTTTGTCCTGCAATTTTGGCTGCCGTAGCAAAATTAGCGTTGTCAGATGGGGCCCATCCTGTTGTCCCCGTAATAGCACCCGTGACCGAACCACCCGTTTGTGGTAATAGACCGCCATTCGTTTGATTGGTATTGTAGACTTGAACCCAAGCCGTATTGGATCCATTTCTTTCAAACAATAGCGAAGTATCCGTATCAAGCCACTGGTAACCTACACCAACAGCCCCTGGATCACCAGCTTGAACATAGCGATTACCAATAAGTGACATTACGACTCCTTAATCAATTCCATAAATTGTTGCATAAAAGCAGTTGCCCCTTGAAAACTCTGCGTATCTCCGTCAATGAGCAATAACCAATAAGCCGCAGCATACTTTAAAAATCTTTGATGAGTGATAGGGACTCTTGGGTCTACCATATCGTAGGCATACCCTGTTCCACTTCCAAAAGCCGTATAACCCGTCGTATTAATATCCACCGTAAAGGTATTAGTCGTAGTTGCCGTAATCGTACCAATCTGATTGTTTAATTGAGTCATCGTGGTAATGCCACCAAATTGGACTTTACGGCCTACGGAGAAGTTATGGTTAGCCGAAGTCACTACGCCGCTTGAAGCCACTGTAATAGCCGTTATGGTGCGTTTATCGGCCATTGCCGTAGGTTCTTCAACATAACCCAAGACAAGCGTTCCATTGCTAGGAATAGGCGTTACACGAACGGTTTGACCATCAAACATAACCCATCGTTTAGGAGTTCCTACAGCACTCTCCCATAACGGATTTTTGTTGGTTTCTTCAGTAACCGAACTTTGTAGCAACCAACTATTAGGACTGCCGTGACCTACACGACCTACTTGTATGTAAGCACTGGGCAGGGTTGCTTCCCCACTCGTAAGTGTAACGGTATTTTGAACATAAGATTTTCCTGTTACAAGCAAATAATGTTGTACAGAAAAGTTCAATGCTTGATTCATTGTAGAATCAGAATACGAAGTTGATAGCGATTCGTTATCTCCAACAATCAATCGCAGATCAGTGCGTAAAGATTCTAGGGTTTGTGGAATAAGCGTAGAAACAATCGTTGTCATTACCAACCCCAACCTGAAGACCACGAACTTCCAAAAGCCCCGTACGCTGTACGCCTACGGCCACCAAGAGGGCGGCTTATTACCTTAAGTCTTCCGCTTTGACCCTGAATGGCGATGGCTTTTAGATTAGACATTTCAAAATTAAATTTAACTTCGTAGTTCTTAGCAAGTTCAAGATTCGCCCCAGGCCCAGGAATCATATAGGCCTCGGCTAAAGTTCCGTAGTAAACGGCTTCTTCTGATTCGGGCAGTAAGGGTATTTCATCAATTTCTCCAACAGGAATTACCGAGTAGGTAACTTGAAATCTTGCTTGATGAAGGTCTTGAGAAGGCGGTGGGTATAGTTTGATATAACCTGTTTCGGCATCATAAGCCCAAAGATTAGGTGTTCCAAAAACAGCATCAGGTTTAGCTAGTGCATTATTAACTTCAACCAGATTGCCTTCGCCTAGCGTTCGGTAATCTCCCGTGGGCTCCGAGGGAAGACTTGCGGTATCCGTCTGAAAGTTCACATAGTTGTAAGTGATATTTCCAATTGTTACGGTTCCTGCTTGAGTATTGTTTGCATCAACGCCAGACATTGTTGATCCACTAAACTTGGTACTGCATAATTTCCAAGATTCAATTGGTGTTTTAATTGAAAAACCTGTACTCTGCCAAAGAGAATATTTTGAAGAATCAGTTGTATCTAAATTAACAGTAAAATGATTTGCATCATTTATTGCTACAATTGTAAGTATCTTTCCGTTTATTGCGGTCATACCACCCACATTAAGCAATGTTATATTATCACCAACGGAATATCCGTGGGCCCCACAGAGTATAACAGCCTGTGTAGATATACTTATTCCTGCTATTTGTTTTTTATTTGAAGAAGAAGTTGTAAATTTATACAAATCAAAATGGTCAAATCCCTGTGGTGCATTAGGGATGGGCGGCATCGTGATAATAGCCGAATTTGGTGACCCAACAGTTTCCACATATTGAACGATAGAATGTTCAGATACCCAGCCCTGACCGCCTACCGCTACAACACTATATAACAATAATGAGTCCTGGGGATATCCAAAGTTAAGACCAGATATTTGCACCGTAGGTTCAGTTGGAGTCGGAATAACAGAATCCTGATAGCGAACTAAGTGGATTCGGTTAATATCGTTTCCATCAGGGTCTACGATAGGGATTTGGGTAATAGGCCCATCAGTTGTGTAATTAAGTTCTGTTTGGGATAGCATTGTAAGACGGCAGATTCTACGCACAATTTCTTGCGTTAGATAGTCCAATTCGGCTTCCCGTAAATCAGGTCTGTGTAGCCTAGTTTTTCCGAGTATAGACCTTACGGTATATGCCATCCAATCTCCTTATCGACTACCCTTCGTACTTTCTATAATAACATTAGCAATTTCTGCTTTAGTCATATGGCTGAATGGAACACCAAAGGTGATGTTCTTTTCGGTGGCTAACTTTTGTAGTTCCTTGACACTCTTAGCCATTAGCTTAGGTAGTGTATAGGGCGAATTTGAATCGTCTTCTTCTTCTTTGATGTTCATATAGACCAAATCAAAGGTGTCTCTATTGTTTTCAGCGTGGGCTATAAGATTTGCGTTTAGAAGGTGAGAACCCTCAAAAACCTTTCCTGTTTCGGTATTAACGATCTTTGCAAGTTGTTTGGTCATTTCTATCTCCATTAGGTAAGGGAGAGATGGGGGGCCGAAACCCCCCATTTACTCCTGTTGCGTTTGAGACTGCTATGAATATTAAAAAATATTAAACATAGACAGGGATACAAACCAACGAATCGGCTTTAACGGTCTTAAATCCGTAGACTTGTAGACCTTTAATTCCGTATCCGAAGGTGTTCTGCAAGGGCAACATTTCGTGTTTCACAAACTGACTCGCAAAAGTCAGTGCTGACTCGTGACCCACTAGCATTTGGCTAGGTGAACCAGAGGTAGAACCGACAGCGTTGAGAACATTGTTGGAAACATAAATGTTCATCCCGTCAATCTGACCCACAAACCCGTTACGGAGAGGAGATTCATCATCACCCGTAATAAGGACTTGTTTTAAGTCAGACAGTTTCAGGTAACGAGCATACTCTGGGTTAATAACAGCCCATCGTTTACCGTCACGAGGAACATTCTTTTCATCAAGAGCCTGTCCCGCTTCGAGGAGAGGTCGGATGTAAGTGTCGGTCGTTAAAGAACCAAGATTAACAGTCGAAAGAGTCGTACCCGCATCAGCATAAACTGACTGAAGCACGGACTTATCAACGGTGACTGCCATTTGCATAGCAGCATCTTGAGTGATGGTATCAATCAAAGCAATATCTGACTGGTAATCATCAATGTAATCAACCTTGAAAGCATAATACTTCGCTTGGTTGATGAGCAATTGAATCTGTTCATCAGACACATCTTGATAATTGATAGCACTATTCACCGAATAGTTTTGAATAGAAATGGTAGGGACTTTACGGATATTGACGGTATCGCCAAAGGCCATAATTTCGCCTTCCCAATTGTGATTTGCAATGGCGGGAACGACAGAGGCAGCGTAGAATTTGTCTTGCAGTTTAGCGGAGTAAATCTGCGGAACAAATACACCAGCCGAAAGGTTCGCACCACTTCGTGTAACTTGTAAACCCATTTTAAAATTCCTTTAAATTAGTTATTGATTAAAAAGCGTAAGTTGAATTGGTGTAGGTTAGAGGAGTTTGAAATCCAACAACCGTAATACCCATTTTTCCTGCAACAGTAGAAGCATCCAAAAGTTTGACTTGGATGGTATCACCTGCTGTTAAATAAGTATTTAACGCAGTGGATACGCCCGTTCCAGCAGCAGCATCAATAGCGGTTGCGGTTTGGAGATCGGTTCCTGCTGAGAGTTCAACAGTGATTGTTTTTGCGGCAGTTCCTGCTGTTAATACAACCGTGGTTAAACCAACGATGTAAAAACCTGCGGGAATCGTGATGATAGCAGCAGTAGCATTTTGTGCCCCTGCACTACCCGTGCCCGAAAAGTTGGCAAAGTCGATTTCTTTCGCAAAGGTAGTAAGTTCTGTACTTCCTTTTTGATATAAACCATCAATGCCTGTGGTTAAATTATAAGTTGCCATTTAAGTTTCCTTAAGTTATTTGGTTTTTGAAATCTGCTTAGTCATAAAACTTTGTGCCCTATCCATTAAAGCCTTGCGTTGTACAGGGTCTTTAACTCGATTAATCATATAAGGCAGTCGTTGCATATCTTCAGCAGTAAATTCAGGTTCATTATTAATCCCCATATCGGCAACAACCGCAGAAGCCGTTCTCACGGAAGCTTCGGCTGCACCAGGTTTGGGGCGTGAAGTGACAGTTTTATTTTCAACAGGTGGAGTAGCGTACGATTTGAAGTCGCTTACGATTTTAACGGCATCCCTCTCATCAAAGGGAATCGCTCCTTCATAAACGGCTTTGTATAGACTCGGTGCTTCACCATAAATCCAAGTTTTAAAATCATCGGATAAACGAACATCATCATAATCGGGATGAACTTTTTTGACCTTATCGTCTCTCAAGCGAATTTGCTCAAGGACTTTGAATCTATCTTGTTCTTCACGGGACTGACGAAGTTGGTCTTCGACATTTTGAAATCTTGAATCAATAAGGTTCCTCACTTCTTCCTTGACGGCATTTGCTGCGAGAATATCCATTTTGAATGTGTCAGGATATTCTTCGGCATAAGGCGATAATGCTTGGTCAACGAGTGATACATTATTCGGTTTACTTCCTTGTTGAACTTGTTGCTTGATAGCCATTAATTCTGCTTTAAATCTTTCGTGTTCTTCGGCTTGTTGTTTAAGCATACGATCTGACTCAGCCTTTTGTCTCTGAGCATCATTCATCGCTTTAACAGCCGCTTTATACTGCCTCTCGGAAACTAAATTATCCTTCACTTCTTCTACGGATGGATTTTCGTTGGCACTCAAATTGTTGTCCGTTGAAGAAACTGTTTCTGTAACAGGTTGTGAAGGTTCAGCTTGTACCGCTTCAGTGGCAACAGGTTCAGTGGTCGGGGCTTGGGAAAGGTCAGGCAGATTGTTCGTAAAAAATTGACTCTTTACGCCTTCTGCTGGAAACAAATTTCCTTCAGCCGCTAACTGCTTTGCCATATCATCGGCTCGTTTAGCGTTTTCACGGATTTCTTGCATTTTTGTTTTTGGCATATCTTTCTCCTGACGGCCTAGGTGGCTTGGTCATATAATTTGGGCTCACGGTCACGGAATTGTGGCTTGGTGGCCTCATCAATAAAATTGATGGCTTTATCTAACTCGCTTATTTCTCGTAGGGCTTCAATACTTCCACGAGCCTTCAGCACTTCCTCAAAGGTAGAGACTCTTTCTAAGGAATCTCGCTTATCGGCAATCATATCAGCAATTAAACCTTGTAACTTAGCCCAGTAAGGACTATTGACCATCGGTTTAATTTCTTCTAGTAACTTAACTTTATCGTTCAAGTTGTTTGTTCCCAATACTTAATACTATACCACAACTATTGTGGCATACCTTGAGGTGGAATTCCCTGTTGCGGGGGTAAACCCTGTAACGCAGGAACTTGAGGTAATTGTGGAGGAGCCGTTTGAGGATAACCTGCTGCTCGTTCAAAATTTGAAAGAGAAGGTTGGGGCATCGTTTCAAACTGAGGGGGCAACGATTGAAGTGTTTGAGCCGCAGCCGCAAAAGACTGAGCCTTCATCAAGTCAATAGATTCCTTCATAGAAGGACTCATTGCATCCTGAGACAAGGCAACCTGCTCGTAAATAGCAGGATACGCAGGACTTGAAGGCTCTGTGTTGGTGAGCATTTCAAGTAACGCATCAGGTCTAGGCATCTCGGCACGGAGTTTAGGCACATTGGCATTTTGAGCCATCTGGGCTTGAGATTGTGCCATCTCTTGTTTGATGACTTCGGCTTGGGCATCAGAATTAATAACATCCGAAGAATTCAGTCCGTGATTGCGTACCCACTCTTTAAGAATAGCAATTTTATTAATATACGGCTTAAAGTCAGGATCCTGCATTAGTTGCAATAACTCTTGCACACTTTGCATTTTGCCTTCATTTCGTATGATTTTTTGGACTCCACCTGCATCGACATTGAAATCGCCTTTGATGAGCATATCGCTAGAATATTGCATATTCCAATCATAAATACGCCTAATCATTGGTTTGGTAATGTTGTTATCAATGTTGAATACAACGCCCTTAATGTAGGTATTGGCAGCATTAAATAACATACTCATACCTGAAGCGGTACGGTTGTGTTGTCCCGATGACGAACCTGCATAACCTGAAGCCATATCGGGCATTGAGGTTACTTCCTGAATAAACATCTTGAAGTTATCTTGCAAGAGTTTAAGTTCGTTTAAGATACTGGGAACAGGAACAAACGTAACAGGCGGGGCCGTAATTCCTTCAAGAGTCTTGAGAGGCCAAACACCCCAAGGTTTAATACCCTCAAACTTAAATCCATTAATCATTCGACTCGTGTCATAAATAACTTGAGGCCCTGCGGCAATACCCATATTATCAACCATTGCTCTTGCAGCCGCATTAACGATGTCTTGTGGGTCACGCATCTTTTCGGGAACACCACGACCCCAAATGTTGTAAAGAACTTTTTCATAGGGGCAAACCAAAAAGGGAATGTAGGGTTTCTCAAGTTGGCTCATTGCAATTTTTATGCAGTAAGAACCAATCGACCAAATACAAGCCATATACTGTTTATGTTTGTCGTAGCCGTTGGGCATATCAACACCTGCAAGTTCTAGTTCTCGGCCTGATACATAGCCCCAGTACTCAAGAGCCACAAATCTATCACCACGAGTAAGAGGTGTTTGTCTTTGATTCAAGGCATAGACACGAGATTCCCAAGTTTCTGCCGTCCAGTTTCCTTTGGGGTAAGCGTCTAAACATTTTTCTATTTCTTCCGCATTGAAACCTTGAGATTTTGATAGTTCTACGAGTTGAGCTTTATTAAGAACGTGACGATGAACTACCCACATACAATCTTCAATATTAAAAGCAGAAGGGTCTGGATAGAATTCAAATGGAGAAACAATTTCAAAATCAGGTCGTGGGTCTTCATTGGGAGAAACCAGTTTATAGGTTTGCCTTTTGGCTGCCACTATTCCAATTGCACCCTTGATCTTATCTAGGACACCTGCATCTTCTTCTTCATCTACTAGCATCCACTTCTTTGAATTGGGCGGTGCAGAAAAGGGCCCCTTGACAACCATCGTTCCCAAGATAACCATATCTAACACGCCACGAGAAAACTTTTCTTCCCAATGCGTTTCATCTAAATTATCTGCAATCTTAACTCGCATACCATCACAAGCGATATTGGCTTTGAGGATTTCGGTTTGCAAATCCATAGGTAAAGAGGGATTCTTTTCGGCTTCTCTTACATTTTCATAACCCAATCTTACTAAGTCTGGATGAGCCGTTGGGCTTATTGACCAAGGAAATCCATCAGGGCCCGTCATCGTAGACATAATCTGCGAGTAGGCCGCCATTGTTTTCATTTGGGTAAAATTCAAAAAGATACCTGATTGATTGGCTTCTTCGTCTGAACCGTAATAATCAATACCATCAAAAGCCATTTTGGCCGACAGCCATTTCTCCTGCTGTAAAAAGCGTAAGTTCCTGCACCAAGTAAACTTATCCTGAACTAATTTGGCTAAACCCGTAGTAATGCTAAAGGGTTTACCCGCTTCAATAGTAGAAAATTCTTGACCCATTATATCTCCTAGTAACCGATTCTTTTATTTGTTGGCTTCCATTCATAGTTTAACTCATATCTTTTATTCAGCTCGGGTGGAGCAACGGCTTTGTCCCAAGCGGTTATACAATATCTAAATGCATCCATTAAATCGTCATCGACTTTGTGTATGTCTCCGTTTTCTTTAAAGCGATACAAACGCATTTCCTTTAAGGTTTCTACGCAAGACTCAAAGATGTAGAGTTGCTCGGTAGCGATTTTGGCTCTAATTAGTGATATACCATAGTTTACCCTATTGTCCGCAGGAATCAACCGATCATCGCCCATAATGTCTTGAAACATTTTGTAAGGAGAGTCTCCACTTGCAATTGAACGCTGACGAGAATTTGGATCAATAGAAAATCGACAAGGCCAATCTTTTAGTTTATAAGCGTGGTAAATAGAGGTTTCTCCTGACACTTTATATTCTTTATGGATATAACCCACGCCTGATTCATCATCAATGGATAGTTTTACGGCACAGGTAGGATGAGAAATACCCACATCAAGACCTGCAATGGTTCGCCATTTAGGATGAATGGTAAAGTCGGTTACGGTGTATTCGGATTCGTCAAATTGGTAGATTTTACCCGAACCAATACTCGGTTTTCCATATTTACGGCTTTCGATTTCGTGAGGGCCTAGTCCTGCTACCTGCATTTGCTTGTCTACTTCAGATAAATGGGTCACATCATCCCAAGTAAGGTAATGAACGCCATAAATGTTATCTTTATTGCCTATCATTTCATCGCATAGAGGCGTTATACCACGCAAAGGTGTGAAAGTAAGGAAAACATACCCCGAAGCGGCTATGGTACGCATTTTGGCTTCTTTATAGATGTCTTCAGGGGGTTCCTCATCGCACCAAACAAGGTCTACGGTACTGCCTTGGAACTTTTCTCGCCCTTGGTCATAAGAAAAGAACTGTATCGTGCTTGTACCGCCTGATTTATGCTTAATTCTGCAAATATCAATGGCTCCAGGGATACCCCCTTTGCGAATGGGATCGCCTACAAGAGTCTGTTTAGGGATTAAACCTGTTCCCCATTCACCTAAAGGGCCAAAAAGCTTCTCTTGTAGGGTATCTCGAACACGAGTAGAGGATTCTCCTGCCACCCAAACCATCACAGGTCGGTCAAATTTGATGCCGTTATACCAAGGGGGGTATTCACCCGTAAGGTGGTAGGCTACAAAGGCTGATCCTACGGTGGTTTTACCTGACTGATTACCCCCAAAGAGAGCCACAACCTTGTGTTTGTCGTTCATAAACTCTAGTTGCTTAGGATAGGGTTTAAAGTTCTTTAGTTTGCTTTCCCGTTCTCTGCGAGAAAGTTCTAGTTCAATTTTTTCTAACTCAGACCATTCACTCATAAGATTCCTATGTTATAATATATTTGGGTTTAGATGGCACTCTTAATCTACGAGGTACGAAATGTCTCTTGAAAAAAAAATGGCAGGACTCCCCGTTGAGTTTGGCAAAAACACCATCAAAGTAGTTGAAGGTGCAAGTCCCGAAGCCTTGATGAAGGAAACTTCTGATGGCGAAGGTGGCGGCCAATCGGCTCGACCTGAGTTCGCTTCTTTTAAAGCCGAAGTTGATATGGGCAAATCCGCTACGGGTTCTGCTTATAAAACCACTGGCTACACCGCTAAGGCCGAATAAGCCTTTTTGATGTAACGAAAAGGGAGTCTTCGGACTCCTTTTTTGTTTAAGTGCTGTTATCATTAGGGTTATCTACTTCTGACTCAGGGGGAAAATCGGGAGTTGCAGACTCTGTTTCTTCGGTAACTTCATTGTTTTCAACACTTATGTCTATCTCGCCCACAGGTGCTACCCATCCTTCTTGCCTGAGTTCTTCTTTGACCTTGGCAAAAAGATCATCTCGTCTTTTCTTGAGTTCATCATCCGATAGGGTTTTAACATCTTCTTCTTGCCTGAAGACTTGCTTATCTTGAAAGCGTTGATTCATTTGTGCGGCTCGTCTAGTGAGGGCATCGTATCGAAGTTTAACCACAGGCACTTCTTCTTTGTCCGTTAAATGAAGGACTTCGCTTAAAGCCCTATCGGCAAGGATATGACCTGATGCTTCTTCGGCTGATCGGAAGTCTTTTTCAAAGTCAGGATGATTCTTAAACCATTTATAGATCGTTCCAACGGCAGGGGCTCCAGGTTGTTCGGCAAACATCTTCAAAGGATTGCCTTCAGACACCCACTCCAAAACTTTATAAATTACATCTTGGCGTGAGTGTGATTCTCCATTGATAATCCACTCGTCTGCGTGAGCATCTCTACGGATACGGTCTAACTGACCCTTATAGGAATTAACTTTTTCTCTCATTTCCTTCTTCTTCTTGGGATTGCGGGTGAAGTTCATATAGAACACCATTCGTTTGATTCGCTTCGACTGCTCTGGAGAGAGTTTGAAGTTGTAGTTCTTCCTCAAAATGTAGCTCCTTACTGGGGGTAAAATTCTCATTGACTTTGTGTAATGATTTTAATAATTCTTCTCTTGCTAATTCGGTATTAGGTAGCGTACTTAGCGTTTGGATACTCGTTGTAATGTCTTTAACAAAAGAAGCATAAGTTCTTACGGCCTCAATCTTTTTTAAATCTTGCAAGGAATCGGCAACAGCCTTTTCTCTCCTTGCAGTTTCTTCAGATATAAAATTCATCTTAAAAGCCAAAGCCTCAAACTGTTCGGGAGTCATTGCAACACCAAAACCCCCCTTGGGCTTTTCTTCTTTCCAGACTTCTGTGCTTTGTGGCTGACTCATTTTTTTCCCTTAAAAAGAAGATCCTTTTCTACTTGCTCACGGTAGGCAGGATCCGTATTAAGCAAAAGTGTTTTACAACAAATAATTAAATGGGTATAAGCCGTGAGCAAATCTCTAATCTCATCAACATCCATTTCGGTTGTACCATCTGGAAATACTTTTTCAGCATAATCTAAATACTCAATAATGCCGTCAAGGGCTTCTCGGTCTAACTTAGCCCAGTTATTCATCTTCATCATCTTCGTCATCCTCTCTTTGTTCGGCTTGTCTTAAAGCAGCATCGGCTTCAATAAATCTTGAGAACAAAGTTGATAGCCCAATAGACTCCAAATAAGAAAGCGTATCGCCACTGGCAGCAAAACCAATATCATCATCGTTCTGTTCTCGTCCTTTTTGGATGGTAATAACATACACGCCATCAAAACTTTCAAGATTGGCAGCAACATTCGCCAATGTATCTAACATTCCCTTTTTCAAGATGACTCCTTGTATCGTCTTCGGGGTTTCTTTTTATCTTTCTGAACGGCATAGTATAAAACCATCGGGTTGCCAATTGTCTCGATGACCTTGGGGTGAACCATTACGGTGTCAAACGGCACATACTTCTCGTCTCGCCAAACAAAGATTTCAATATCGCCTCGATTAACGGATTGATTAATCGCTTGTCTCGACACGCCCCTGATTCTTCCTAGTTCGGCTTGGGTAATCACACCCAAATGGCCGTGTGTCCAGTCCGAAAGCGTAATCTCTTTCCATTGGGCTTTATCAATCGGTAATCTTCCATCGCCTTTCTTCTCGCAGGGCTTTAGCGTTTGTCTCAAATAAGACGGAGTGGATTCTTTGAGTAAGTCTTCAATCTTCAACTTAATGTATTCAGCCGCCCCTAGTATTGCTCGGTCTAAAGAAATGTCATCAAATGAAATAAAAGTCTTTCCTGAGCTATCAAAGACGGTAATCACATCTCGGTTGTCTTTCATCGAGTGTTTGTAGGTTAATTTGGGTACAGGTAACTGGGACATTACAAAGCCTTTCCTATTTGGGGGTAACGATCAATGGGTAAAACTTGAACTTCACTAGGGGTACATTCACAACGATAAAGATAAGTCGTGTGATAAGGCCCTCTCAGAGCCAATAGAGAGGCCGAATACTCCGTCAGCGATAAAACCTTGTCGCAGTGCTTACAAAGGATCGTAGGGGCTTTAAAACTCATCTTTCGATAGCTCCTATAAACATCTTGCCCCCACAACTGGGGTCAAACTTAATGGCTGCGGATAAAGCCGTTCTAATCATTTCTTTAGGTTTCTTGTTTTTACTTCCATAAGCCGCCCCTAGACAATAAGGTTCGCCACTGCCTACGGCTACAAACTGAAAGT